ACCAGACCAACATTACATTTATGAGGCAGAAACATCCACGCGCTCAATTTGTTAAAATCTTTTGGTCATATAACCCTCCTATAAATCCGTACAGTTGGATAAATGAGTGGTATGAGGAAATGAACACGCTAGATAATTACTTATGCCATTCTAGCACTTATCTTGATGATGAGTTGGGGTTTGTAAATGATCAGATGTTAGCTGATATCGAGCGTATAAAAAAGAATGACTATGATTATTACAGGTATGTCTATCTAGGTGAGTCAGTTGGTTTAGGGAATAATATCTATAACATGAGTACATTTCACCCGTTAGATGCTTTGCCTAGTGATGATAGGTTGATAGGTATATCTTTTGCATTGGACGGTGGGCATCAGCAATCAGCTACTGCATGTTGTGCTTTTGGGATAACTGCTAAAGGTAAGGTTATCTTACTTGATACCTGGTATTACTCACCAGCTGGCCAAGTGATAAAGAAAGCACCTAGCCAACTATCACAGGACATCAACGGCTTTATACAATCTGTTGTCAGCAAGTACAGAGTACCTATCTTGCAATATACGATTGATAGCGCAGAGGGAGCATTGAGAAACCAGATGTATCTTGATTTCAGTATTAGATGGCATCCGGTGGCTAAATTGAAGAAAGTGACAATGATTGATACATTCCAATCGCTATTAGCACAAGGTCGCTTTTATTACCTTGATACAGAGAATAACAAGGTATTTATTGAAGAACATAAGATGTACAGATGGGATGAAAAGACACTGCAGTCCGATAGCCCAAATGTCATTAAAGATGATGACCATACATGCGATGTTGCCCAGTATTTTATACTAGACAATTCTAAGATACTTGGTTTGCGTGTTGGTAATTCATAAGGAGGGCAACAATGAACTTAATTCAAAAAGTAAAAGACTTTTTCAACCGTGGGAGGTATAACATGGAAACATCGAACCTAAACAGTATCTTGGAGCACCCAAAGGTAGCTGTAACACAATCCGAATTTAACAGGATACAGCTCAATCTAGCTTACTATCAATCTAAATTTGATGATGTGGAGTACATCAACACCGATGGCGACAGAAAGCGTAGAAAGATACAACACTTACCGATTGCACGAACTGCAGCTAAAAAGATTGCCAGCCTTGTTTACAACGAGCAAGCGGCAATTACAGCAGAGGATGAGACACTAAATAATTTTCTTGATAATATGCTAGGCAATGATCGCTTTAACAAAAACTTTGAGCGATATTTAGAGAGTTGTCTGGCTTTGGGTGGGCTTGCTATGAGACCTTATATTGATGGAGATAAGGTTAGAGTGGCATTTATTCAAGCACCAGTATTTTTGCCATTACAAAGCAATACACAGGATGTATCAAGTGCGGCAATCCTCACAAATACAATTAAGTCAGAGAGCAAAAAGAATGTATATTATACGTTAGTTGAGTTTCATGAGTGGGTAACTCAAGATGGCAAAGAGGTAGGGAGTACAAAGGATAAGAACCTATACCGCATTACTAACGAGCTTTACAAATCAACATCAGACGGCACGCTGGGTGATCGTGTAAATTTGAGTGAGCTATATCCTGACTTGCAACCAGTAACAACGATACAAGGACTATCACGCCCATTGTTTGTTTATCTCAAGACACCAGGGATGAATAACAAGGATATCAACAGCCCTCTTGGTTTATCTATCTTTGATAACGCCAAGACCACTATTGATTTTATCAATCGCACGTACGATGAATTTATGTGGGAAATTAAAATGGGTCAAAGGCGCGTGATTGTGCCTGAGCAAATAACGCAACTCAAAGTACAAGATATCCACGGTGAAATCAAATTTAAGCGACGTTTTGATACTGACCAAAATGTTTACATGCAAGTAGGAGCAGGCAATATGGATAGTGGTAGCATTATTGACCTTACAACTCCTATCCGCTCATCAGATTATATTTCAGCTATTTCAGAGGGGCTTAAACTATTTGAAATGCAAATTGGTGTATCTAGTGGCATGTTTACATTTGATGGGCAAGGGGTCAAGACAGCAACGGAAATTGTAAGTGAGAACTCAGACACTTACCAAATGCGAAATAGCATTGTTGCACTTGTTGAGCAAGCTATCAAAGAGCTTTGTGTTTCTATGTGTGAGTTAGGCAAAGCGGTAGGTATTTACAGTGGAGAAATTCCAGAGCTTGATGATATTTCAGTTAATTTGGATGATGGTGTATTTACTGATAGGCATGCAGAGCTTGATTACTGGATGAAGATGGTAGCAGCTGGATTTGCGACACAGAAAAGAGGTATTGCTAAAGTATTGAACATCACAAATGAAGAAGCAGAGAAAGAACTTGCTGAAATCAATGGGGAATTGCCACCAGAGAGCGATGCAGAGCTTGCTTTGTATGGAAAAACAGAGAAGAAAGCAGAAGAGGGAGAGCTATAAACTGCTATAAATTACAATAAACGACACATAAGGAGTTGAAAATGACTGATAAACGTAAAATGCCAACTCTAAATGATCAGCGATTTTCTTTGCACATGCAGGGCGTGAGTGACATTTACTCTAAAATGCAAATTGAGTTGTTTGATAGCATGATAAAACGACTTAAAGAGCGTGGCAATGCTGACCTTGCAAAAAATCCGTATATATGGCAACTAGAAAAGCTCAACGATATGTACATGCTAAATGAGGAGAACTTAAAGATTATTGTTGAGCGTACAGGGATTGCTGAAAGTCTTTTGAGAGAAGTTATTGCTAATGAGGGGTTAAAGGTCTATAAGGACACAAAGGAGCAACTGGAGGAAGATTTAAAAAGAGAATCTAGTGGCAAAGTTAGAAATGGTGTAATTGATGCTCTTGAGTCCTATACTCAACAAGCTATAAGTGACCTTAATCTTATCAATTCAACATTACCAGCAAGCATACAGACTGTTTTCAAATCGGTTGTAGAGCAGACAGTAGCACAAGTGGTAGCAGGCACTAAAACGAGTGATAGAGCATTAAATGATACTATCATGTCGTGGCAAAAAAAGGGCTTTACTGGATTTACTGACAGCGCAGGGAGAGAGTGGCGAGCAGATAGCTATGCCAGAGCAATTATCAAAACGACAACTTACAGGGTTTACAATGATATGCGTACGAGGCCTGCAGAGGAATTAGGGATAGATACTTTTTACTATTCTATCAAGTCGTCTGCTAGAGCTGCATGTGCTCCATTGCAAGGTAAGATTGTCACTAAAGGTCAAGGCAGAACAATAAATGGCCTTACTATTCATAGTTTGCTAGATTATGGTTTTGGTACTGCTGGGGGATGTCTAGGTGTCCATTGTGGTCATTATCTTACGCCTTTTATCGTAGGAGTAAATGAAATACCAGACTTGCCAGACTATATGAAAGACCTAACGCCAGAACAGGCAGAAGAAAATGCACGCATCGAGGCTAAACAAAGAGCCTTAGAGCGCAATATCAAGCATCACAAAGAAAGATTGCACTATGCTAGTACATTAGGTGATGATAATCTGATACAAGCTGAGAGGCTAAAAGTTAGAGCTTATCAAGGGAAAATAAGAGCTCTTGTAGAACAACACGAATTTTTAAGCCGTGATTACAGTAGAGAAAGAGCATATATCTAATTATCAAGAGGGTTACTAAACAACCCTCTTTTTTTGTGCCTAAAACCGTAAAAAATCCCATTCCATCCAAAGTAAACTGAAATAGTAAATAATATTTTGCTTTTCGGTGGGAGTTGTCCACCTAAAAAGAACTAAGGAGGTACAAATGGCATTTACAACAGAGGAACTACTCAAACTTGGATTGACAGAGGAACAGGCTAAATCAGTCTTTGCCTTGCGAGGAAAAGAGCTCAACGAGGACAAATCAGCCTTGGAAACTATCACCAAAGAAAGAGATAGTCTGAAAGACCAGTTGCAAAAAGCAGAGGAGCAAGTTGAAAACTTGAAATCGCTTGAAAGTATCAGCGCTGAACAAAAAGAGGCGATTGATAAATTGCAAGCAGATTATGACAAGTATAAACAAGAGGCTGCTGATGAACTGGCAAAAACAAATAAGGTGAATGCTATCAACCTTGCTTTGAAAGATACCACAGCACACAATCCATCAACCTTGATGAAGTTTATTGATGTTGATGCCATTGAACTAGATGACAGTGGCAAACCTAAACTAGATGACATCCTCAATGGTCTAAAGGAAAGTGACCCATATCTTTTTAAAGCAGAAGAAGATGGCAAGCCTAACCCAAATATCGTTGCGTTTGGAAATCCAACAGCAACAGACCCAGCACCAGATGCCTTTGCACAGGCATTAGGGCTAACAGAATAAAAAGGAGGAATAGTAGATGTCAATCAATTACATCACAAAACATGAGGGGCAGTTTGAAAAACGCCTCATGCAAGGCTCATTGACTGCCATTCTTGAAACGCCAAAAGTAAATTGGCTCGGCGCAAAATCATTTGAATTGCCAACAATCTCTGTAACAGGATATAAGGCACATACACGCTCTAAGGGTTACAACTCAGGTACAGTATCAAACGATAAAAACGTTTATACTCTTGGATTTGACCGAGATGTTGAGTTTTTTGTTGATACAGCAGATGTTGACGAAACAAACCAAGAGCTTTCAGTTGCTAACATCTCAAATACATTCATTTCAGAACATGCAACACCAGAAGTTGATGCTTACCGCTTTTCTAAAATTGCAACAGCTGCAATTAATGGTCATCATTTCAAACAAGAAGATAGCATTACACCGGAGAATGTCTATGGAATCTTGAAAGCTGCTATTTTGCCAATGCGTAAATATGGAGCATCAAACCTTGTCATGTATGTATCTAGCGAGGTAATGGATGCCCTAGAGCGTGCTAAAGACTTTACACGCGCAATCGCTACTACATCACCTCAAGGAATTGACACACGTGTAACATCGCTAGATGGAGTGCAACTTATCGAGGTTTGGGATGATGCACGTTTCAAAACTCAATTTGATTTCACAACTGGATTTGTGAAAGCTGGTGGCGGTAAAGATATCAATTTCTTGATCGTGGCTAAGACAGCTATCATTGCTAAGGCCAAATTTAACTCTATCTATCTCTTTGCTCCTGGGCAACACACAGAGGGTGATGGTTACCTATACCAAAACCGTTTGTACCATGACTTGTTTGTCTTGAAATCTCAAGAAGATGGGATTTACGTTTCACATAAATCAGCATAGGAGGTAGCAGATGAAGAAATACATCAAAGAAAATCAAGTTTATACCGTGCAAGAGGGTAGTGAGCTTGAGGTGCAACTTATGGCAGATGGCTTTGAGGAATTGGTGGAAGATGG